CCCAAGGCTCTGAGCGATAGGGGCCACGTATTTCATGGTCTCGCCCAGCGTATAGAGAGTGGAATTCGAGCTGGTGAAGGTGTTCGTCAGCACATCCCCAAGATAGCCGACCTCTCCAGCTTCCATGCCAAATGCGGTCAAAATATCAGAGGCAATATCCGCCGCCTGTCCCAGATCCGTCGCCCCCGCACTGGCAAGGTGCAGCATCCCCGGCATGGCCGCGATGGTTTCATTGGTGTTGAAACCCGCCATGGCAAGATACTTCATGCCTTCCGCACTCTGCGAAGCAGACCATGATGTTGTCGCGCCCAACTCCCGCGCAGTGGCGGTCAACGCTGCCAGTTCTTCGCCGCTGGCACCAGATACGGCCCCGACATCGGCCATGGATTGTTCAAAATTGATCGCCGGTTGCAGCGCCGCAACCACGGATCCCGCCAGTGCAGCGACCCCCATGGCTTCGCCCATCAACGCCTGCTGGCGGGCCTTGTTCGCTTCGATCTGCTGATTGGACCAGGCAACACCCCGTTGCCCGATCTGTTCGGTGGTCTGACCCAGTTCCCCCAACACCGCCTTGGCTTTGCGCGCCGGTGCGCTGGCCTGATCGACCAGCTTCAAGATCATGGAAATCGTCAGGTCAGACATTACTTATCAGCGCTTCCGTTCTGAGCCTCGTGGCGGATGCGGGCTTTTTCGCGCCAGCGCGCCAGTTCAGGCAGGGTCATGGGGTCCATCACATCAGGCCCCCAACCAAAGACAACGGCCAGATCGGCCATCGTCTCCTCCACATCATCGGGCAGGATCAGGGGGTCGCTTGCAGCGCTGCCACCTGATCCTTGCTCACAAAAAAACCAAGCGCCTTGGTTCCCAGCATGGTGAAATCCACCGGGGACAGATCCGCCACCTGCGGCCCGCTGAGCGGCGGCATGGTGATGCGCGGCAGCAGCTTCAGCAGCTCGTCCACCTCCATCTGCAAGATACCGGTCACCTTCAGGCCCCGCATCTCGCCCGCCTTGGGTTCGCGCACGACGATCTCTTGCACCTCTTGCCCGTCGATCTTGACCGGCTTAGACAGTTTCACGGCATTCGGGTTTTCTTTGGTCATTTCAACACTCATTTCAAAGGGGGATTAACTGCCTGCGGACCATGGCCCGCAGGTCGCAATTCACAGGCTTACAGCCCCATGGCGCGGCGCTTATCCGCCAGCTGATCAACACCGCCCACCACGCGTTTGCCCGCAAGAATGTCGATTTCGAACAGCTCGTCGTCCTCCGCCAGCAAGCGGTAATAATCCACTTCCAGCGTCAGCTTCAGCGGCACATCAGAACCGGTTTTCAGATCACCGAAATTCACCACAGACCAGCGCCCGCCCAGGGTGGCCACAAAACCGGTTGCCGTGAAATCGTCCTCGCCCATGGCGGCCGGGCGCAGGGTCATGCGCTGGCGGGTGCCAAACATCTTGATCAGATCCGGCACCCATTCCGCCAGTTCCACCTCGGCGCGCAGAGCCTCGAGCCCCATGTCCTGCGACACGGTCCCATCCATGCCCGCGCCCCGGTGGCTGGCCAGCATTAACTTGACCTCGGGTAGTTTCGACGTGGTCGCCCGCCCTGCATAGCTGACCCCGTCAATAAAGGCGTTATAATCTCGGATCGTACGTGGGTACTGCATCATCTGTCAGTCCTCCTATGCTCAGGCCGCAAGGGCAAAGGTGCCCAGACTATCTTCAAAATAATCCCCTTGATGCGCCCGGAATATCAGGTGTTCCAGCGGTGGCGGGTATGCAGCGTCTAAGTCCAGATAGAGCTTGCCCGCTCTGAACGTGGCTTCGGTGTTCAGCTCCGGATCAAACCAGCAATTGAAGCCCAAAAGCGCGCCACGACGCACCAGCCCCTGACCAAAGGCCATCACACTGTCCTGAATGTCGCGGATCAGCTGCGCTGAGAACGGACGGTCCATCGCCCACAGATGCGCCTGCTCGACGCTCTGATAGAGCACATCCGCCGTGCGGCGCACAGACAGGAAAGCCCATTGCGCGTCTGAACTGGTGGACCGGTTGCCCCACAGGCGGAACCCGTCCTGACGGATGATCGTCGCCACCTCGGCTTCGTTCATGCGGTTCGCTTCAGTTGCTGCCGAACTGATATTGAACGTCACCGGGCGCGCCGTGCCGGTGATGCCCCGGATTTCCTGATTGGATGGCGACCACCAGAAGCCCTTTTCGATGTCACGCTTGGCGATCAGACCCGCCACATAGGCAGAGGCCGGGCGGGTCACATCCGCCTGCGCATCCACATCGTAAACCGTCACCGCCGGATCGACGATAAACAGACGATCAGACCCATAGTTCTGGCGATCCTGTTTGGCGGCTTCTTCGGTGGTGTTCGGCCCGTCTTTGATCACCACGGCGCGGGTTTTCTCTGCGATGCTTAGCAAATTGCTAACCACCGGGTTCACCCCATCCGCAGGCAGGCCCGATGTGTGGCCGGCCGCTGCCAGAATGCGCGGTGTCATATCCAACTTGCTTTGCGCCGCCTCCAGCGCCCAGACACCAGAGCGCCGGGTTGGATCGCCCACGATATTGGCTTTGGTCTCATTGGCATTGGCCCCTTCGGGCACCACAACCGCAACCACATCCCCCGCGCCCTGCTGATAGGCCGCCATATACTGATCTTTCAGCGTGCCCCCAGCCCCAAGCGCCGCCGCATGGCGTGGTCCTTTGATCAGGAATGGCTCGTTCTGGGGGATACCAGACTGCGCATTCGGCGCGGTCCCCACGATCCCGATCACGGATGATTTGGCAGTACGGATCGGACGGAGACCATCATCAATCTGGCGAACCTCGACCCCATGTAGAAATTGTTCAGGCATGTGATTACTCCCCTTGCGCTGCTTGCAGCGCCTGTGTGACCGCTGTGGCGCGGGTTTCGATTTCGACCATCACGGCGGCTTCGCCTTTCAGCTGAAAGGGCAGGGCCACGTCGCCGGTCTCGACTTTGTCCAGGAACGATTGTGCGATTGGTGCGAAATCATCCGTGGCGTCGCGGACCTCGGCCAGTGAATTGGCAGACGACAGCGCGACCATCACTTTGGCAAAATGGAACAGCAGCATGGTTGAACCGTCGTTGATTGTCCCCACCAGCGAAAGCGTGTCGCCCGCATTTGCCGCGATCACCTCGCGCATCAGCGCTTTGGTTTCTTCTGGCGTGGACGGCACACGCTCCACCAGCGCCGGATCAAACGCGCCGGTGGTCATTTCGCGCGCCCAATCCACGGCCCCGCCCTGCGAGACCATCCCACCGATTTCAGCGATCACGGCGTTATTATAAAGGATCTTCATGCTTTGGTTTCCCACTTATTGGTGACGTAGCTCAGTTGGGTGTGGTGATCATCGTCGGTGACTTTGCGGTTCAGGCCGGGGAAGAAGCCCCAGCCAACGGTATCGACCGGGTAGCGCGTCACCAGAGCCTGCGGGGCGACAACCAAGATCGACCCGCGTTGCGGCAGATCTGCGCTGGCGAATTGGAGACGGGGATGGGCATAGCCGCCGGGGTGACCAAGGAATTTTTCCGCCTCAGTGTGGCTGTGCCAAATAGCCCAGCCCCCCGAGCCGCGGGTGAAGCTGCGATAGGTATCCAGATGATCCAGAACGCCCGGCGTTTCTTCGCAGACCCAAGCCCCCATGCTGCCGCCGCGCGGCACCCGACCAGAGCTCAGCACCGTGATCAGATCTGGCGCGCCCCCCGCCGACAGATCCCACGAGAAGCGCCAGAAGTTGAACTGAAAATTGCGGTAGCCAACATTCTTGCCCTGATCCAAGGGAATGCCCGCGTAGAATTGCGCCTCTAGCGATCCCGGCACAATGGCGGTTTCTTCGCCGTAGGTGCTGGTGCCCGCCAGCGCCCACGAGGTGAACCCGCCGTTTGTCGGCAGATACCAACCATCGGGCCGCCCGTCGGCATCCGCATCGGTGCCTGCCTGATTGGGCAACAGACCGATCAAAGATTGCAGCCCCGGCGAAACCCGCGCCTTCAGGTCATTCACTTCGCGGCGCAGATCTGCACGGTCAGCCTCAATCTGGTTGCGGTGGCCTTGGAAATAGCCTGTCAGGCTGTTCACCGAGGTAATAAGCCGGTTGATTGTTCCTGTATCGCTCATGTGGCGCGCTCCTGTTTCAGCGCCCGGATCTGATCCGACAGGCGCAGTTGCTCTAATTGTGTGGTGGCAAGGGCTGTGGCGGTGACAACCGCGTGTTCAAACAGCTCATCCGATGGGGCCGCGATCACCACGACGCCGTTTTTCACACGGTCCAGCGTCAGAACCTGATCCAGCAGGTAATCCACCGCCCCGGTCTGGCGCGGCTGCACATCGCGACCCGCCCAGATGAAAATCAGATCGCCTTCGGTGTCGAAAAATCCGATCTCGCGCACGGTGAATGCGGGGGTGTTGTCGGCGTCAAATTCGCTGACAACGCGCCACGCCTGATCATCCGCCCAATGCTGGCGCGCGATCTGAACACGGGCTTTTTCCCGCTTCAATCGGGTCTGCCCATAGCCCGGATCATAGGGCGCACCATTGCCGTCGCCCATGGCCACATGGCTGATGGATACCTTGGTGGCCGTGGCAACCGCGTGGTTCAGCTTGGAATGCCCCACGTCGGTAATAATGATTGTGCCGTCAGTTGGCATAGGCGGCTCCTTCTCTGGGAATGATTGTCAGGGCGGCTCGGTGGCATTGGCGCAGACGCAGGCCGGTTTTCAGCGCAGATGAGGCCTTCACACGGCGACGGCGCGGCTGAACAGACAGGGTGCCACCGTGGCGTACACGCTGAGACAAGCCTGTTTTCAACACAGCCGACACAGACAGATCCTGAACCCGCGGCTGCGGGGTTAGGCCTTGCTGGTGGCGTTTGCGCTGCAAAAGACCAGCCTTGGCGGTGGCCTGAACCCGGTGGGTTTCCCCAACACGCAACGCAAAATGCGACCGCACGGGTTTCACCGTTTCAATCACCCGCGACACCTGATCAAACAGCTGCTGATCAATGGCTCCATTGGCGGCAAACACATCGTCGCCAAAGACATCAATTCTGAACGTGTGCGGGCTGTCCCCGGTCTCAAACCACTCGGACAGATCTGCCCGGTAATCCAATGTCGAGACCGCGCGCAAAACCGCAGCGCGTGTGCCTTTCACCCGGTGCAGCGCAATCGCATCGGCAACCACCGACCGCTTAACCGCGTCGCTCCACGACCGGTCCCACACATCCACCGAAAACGACCAGGCTAACCAGCCCAGCAACTCGGCCGGGCAGCGCATGGGGTCGAACAAAGACGAGACCACCGACAGGTCGGGCTTGCTGACCTGCCACGCCCGTTCAAGCGCCCGTTCAAGATCGGTTGAATTGCGTTTTAAAACGGACGGTTGGTCAGACATTGCGCCCCCCAACCGTCACTGTAGCAGCGGTGCAATGGGCCACCCCATTGGCCCCCACCACCAGATCCGCCGCAGGTTTCACCAGCTGTACGTTTTGCACCCCCGGCTGATGCAAGGCGGCATGTAGCCCCGATACGGTCACATCCCGACCAAGGCGGTGCTGCTGTGTGATATAGCCTGCCAGCGCCTCGCGCGCGGCCTGCAAAACCAGATCCCCATCAGGCCCATGAAACAGTGTCAGGCTGGCTTCGACCTCATAGAGCTGGATCACCGGGCGCGCGACCTGCACCTGATCTGTCAGAGGGCGCACATCATCGCTCGACAGCACCTCTAGAACCCGCCCCAACAGGTCATCTGACGGCGCACCGCTGCCGCCATGCGCCAGCACTGTCACCACAACCTGACCAGGCTGCGGGCTGGTGATTGCGGCATCTTTAACTTGACCGTCTGCCGACAGCGCATGAAACAGATAGGCCCCAACCGGACCTGCGGTGCTGAACCCCTCTTTCGCCAGTTGGGCGCGCTGACGTAATGCACTGTCACTTTCCAAAACAGCGGGCACCGGCGGCGACACGTCGGTGTTTTCCGGCTGGATCACCAGTCGCTGCACACCCCAGAAGGCCGCAAGGTGTTCCAGATCCGCACCGCTTGCGGTGGCCAGCAGGTTGCCCTGGGCGCGGTCATTGAATTCGATCCGATCCAGCATCCGGTAATACGCCCCGACGCGCAAAACCTGTGTCACCGGTTCGCTGTCCAGCTCCAATAGCGGCGCGCTTTCAGGCATTGCCGCGATCACCGCCGTTTTCATTTCGGACAACAGAGCGTCAAAATCCGGGGTCTGCACGATCTGTGGCGCGGGCAGACGATCTAGGGGGACTTGTGTGAACCCGCTCATGCTGCCACCCCCCGCAAATCAATTGGCGGCAGCGCAATACGCGCGCCCTGCACATCAAGCAGATCAAACTCAGCATATCCCGCGCGCGTAGCGACCAGCTCAATCCGGCCCAGATCCACACGCGGCTCCCAAGTGTCGAGCGCCTCGGCAATCGCCATATAGGCGTCCACCGTGGTTTCCCCATTCAAGGGCTGGTCGATCAGCGCAGGCAGGTCAGATCCGTAGTCACGCAGGCTGACCAGATCCCCCCGACGTGTCGTCAGAATATCATGGATCGACTGCGCCACATGGGACTGCCCCGCGACAGAGCGCCCGGTATGCCGGTTCATTCCGCTCATTTGCTGGCCTTGCTCCGCCCACCCGCTTTGGGCGTCTCTTCCACCAGCTGCACGTTTTCATATTTCGCCTGCGCCGCGCTCAGCGTGACGATCTCGCCCGCATCTTTCCAGACGCCCGCGACCCAGCCATCAGACAGGGTTTTATACTGCTTCTGGTCCTTTGTTTGCTGGTCCATTGTTTGCTTGTCCATCAATTCGGTCCCTTCGTATTGGCCACCCCCGGCACAACGCCGCCATGGGTGTGCTTGACCAGGCTGATCCCCGAGGCGATCACATCCCCGGCCACGATCAGATCCCCATTCAAATGCATGCGGCCACCGCCCAGATTGATCATGGGTTCAGCCCCGTCGCTGCTGGGCGCATTGCCCGCGTAAACAGACGCGATGATCACGCCCTGGGCCACGTCGCCGCCTTCACAGGCAACAACCACTTGCTCCCCGACCGTGGGCATCCACCAGAACTGCACCGCACCGGCGCGCAATTGGCTCACGGGCAGCGCCGGGCTTTCCAGATCTCCGAAGCTGACAATTGCCGTGGCGCTGCCCGCATCGACTGAGACAACCCGGCCTACCCGGATCAGGTTTTCAACACGGCGGTCGATTTCTGCGCTCGCGTTGCTCATGTCGCCGCCCCGACCTGTTCAAAGTCGCCTTCAGGCGCGTTCACGCCATTGGGCGCCTGGGCGGTGTATAGCTCGACCCCAAGCGGCCCCGATGCAGGCTGATACAGACAGACCGGCTGATCCCAGGTCACAGCCCAAAGCGCGCTGCCATTATCGCGGCTGACCGGCGTTGCCAGATTGTGCAACCGCACGTTCTCGGCCTCGCCCAAAGCAGGCACCGCCCATGTCTGGCGCTGCAACAGCGTCACCAGCGCCTGCATGATATTGAGCGCAGCAACCTCGCGATCCACCCCCAGCGCATCACGGGTCACCACATAGGCTGCCATGTTCAGCAGATGGGTCGGTGTCGCTGAAAACTGCTTGCCCGGTTTCAAACCAAGTACCGACACCAGCACCGCCGGGGCCGGAACCGCCGATTTCTTCAGCTCTTTCAGATCAAACTTGCCATCTTGCGGGCGGCAGGTTTTCAGCTGAGGCAGGATCTGCCGGATCTGTTCACAAACCAGCGGCCGTAGATCAGAAAACAGGGTCTCGCTCATGTCATTAGCCCTTCAAGTGTGCCTGTCACCAGATCGCGCAGGTCTATTTCATCCTCGGCCGACAGCCCCAGATAGGGGCGCGGCGCGATATTGCTGCCGGTTTCCTCACCGCCAAACTGGTGGTGGGCCGCGTAAATCAGGTTCGACCCCACCTCGACCGATCCGCCTGCGCTGTAACTGGCGATGCTGTCACGCAGATCGCCCTCGCTAATCAGCAGCGAATGGTGTTCTTCGCGGGTCTCGTCGTAGGCTTCTGACCAGGCGGGCCAATCCGACCCATCCGGGGCCTTTTTGTCTTCAAACCGCCCACGGGTAGAGCTTTCCAAAATGGCCCCGGCATCATCGACCAGCTCTGCCATGCTAAATCCGCCCAGGCGCACCAGACGCTGTACAGCCTCGTCCAGACCTGCGGTGGTCAGCGATGCAGCAACACCCGCCATCACAACCCCCGCATCTGTTGACGGGTGAACAGCCGTTCCGGGCCACCCGCCACAATCGGCCGGGGCGCGGTGCTGATCGGTTCACCGGTTTCAGGATCAGGCGCTTTGGGCAGGTTCAACGTGGCCTTACCCATGGAAATCTTGGTCAGAAGCGCAATCGCATCTTCGTATCGGGTGCGGTGTTCTTCGGTCAGAACATGACGCGCCTGCGCCAGACGGTAGAGCGCCATATCCACACAAAGCTGGGTTAAAATGGGCGTCGTGCCATCCAGAGGCAGCGGGTAGCGTACCCCGACATAAGTGTCGATTTCATCTGACGCCGCGCCCAGAGCCTTGGCCACTGCCGCGCTGTCAGGCGCGCCATCACCGTCACGATCCGCCACATAAAGCGCGTCGCGCGAATACAGCTCCTCGATGTCGGATTGGGTTGCGTAAGCCATGGGTCAGGTCTCTTGGATAATGCGCCCGGCCAGCGAGAGGATACGTTGCCAGCCGGGCGATCTGCGCGACGCGGGACGGGTTGGGTCGCAACACGTCGCACAGAATGAATGGGAACCGCCCCGCCGCTGCAGACCCCTGATTTAGATTGCGCCTGTCGGCGGGCGCATCGGGTATTCGATTTACTCCACCGCCGGGGCCTTAAAGCCCTGTTCAACGATGGCGTCCCAGGCAGCGTCACGCTCACCACCTTTGATCTTGCCCAGCTCATCGCCCAGCAGATCATTCAGCGCGTCCAGCTTTGGTTTCCCGTCTTTCTGGAAATCCTCGGCCTTCAGGGTTTCGATGCTGTCCGTAATTTTGCGCTGCCGATCATCAGACGCAGCATCAGCGGCTTCATTGCCAGTCGCGGTTTCAACACGCAGCTTGGGTTCAGCCCGCAGGATTTCCCATTGGGTTTCGGTGAAATCACCCTGTTTGACGA